CTCACGAGTGATGGGCGATTTGATTTCTACAAGGCGTCCGCACCGGGGTCCGCTAGTAATAATTCCATCAGGTGACGCTGCTAAACGTGGCAGAAATGGGTGCCGAATACGACCTAAACCGTCAAATACACCACCTTCGGCAAAACAGCGCTCATAAAGGTCACGCACAACCGGCTCAAATCGCCAACCCCATTTGAATGCCGACAGTTTCCCGTCGGCATCAAAGGTAAAGACGATTTGTGACGACCCCGCCTGTTCGTGCTCATTGACGACCACGGGCGTACCACACTTCTTCGCCATTACAAGATTCTTGCTATTTTGTGTTCCGTACACTACGTTACCAAACTCGTGTCCTGTTAGAAGTTCTAATGTTTCATTGTGCCACATTGCCGATTTTTGTGCCGACTGAGGAAGTGCTTTGAGTCTTTCAACATTTTCGGGACAGGCGGCTAAATTTCGTATAGCAAATTCTTGTTGAAACAGAAAATATTCATAGTATACCGCGCGAAGAATGAGAATCGCATCATTTTTCGCTCGTGATGATTTAAACGCATTATGAATGAACATTTTATTCGCTTCGTTCATCTCGCATTCCATCCATTCAGTTAAATCGTACGTATCAAGAAGTAGAGGCGGATCCGCATTTATCCAATCATCCAGCCATTGGATGGAGGCCGAATAAGGCATTCCTATATTAACAGACATTTTAATTGTGTCATGAATCGGTTGTTCCTCTTTTCTTTGTTTGTCGATGTACCTCAATTTTGAAGGACGCCGAGTGTGTTGGATCTCCATCGCGTATTATTTTTAAACCACGAATGTTTAGAATTTTACCCTCTTCGTATACAAGTTGCTGTTTTGTATTCAGTAGTTTTGAATCGTTTGCCTTAACAAGCGCCTTATTCAGATTCTCCTTCTCTTCGCCAGTCAATCCTGGATACGATTCAGCAAACGTACGTAGCTTTTGAAGGCGAAGTCCGCGTTCAAGGCGTAGCCACGGCTTTGTGGTAGAGGCGGCGTGGGATTCTGCTTCAAAGAAATTCGTAAGTCGCCCCATAAGTGTAGTAGGAGCCTTTGGTGGTTCACTTCCCGATATATCTATATCGGGAATAGGTGGTACACTTCCTGATATATCGGCAACAGCAGTAGCTGCAGCAACCGTTGGTTTAATCGGCGGAGACGGCGGTATAACAGGTAATGGAGATGTTGCACGCTTAACTCTTCGTGTCTTTACACGGAACATCTTATTATTATTACTAATGCGTCAAAGGTTTAGAACGGCACCAATGTGTCAGCGTTCTACCCCGTAAGGAAGAACATTACCAAAGATAGAATGGATTCGTTGGAGGCGAGATGGGACGCCTATGATAAGGCACGGCGGTTTGGGTATCCTGGTCTACAAGACCCCACCTCAGGACCACAAACGTGTCCCATAGTACGAATACGCAAAGAGTATAATTCACGCGATGCTATTAATAGTCGTGCGTGGGACTTTTTTCACGCAACACCGCCTACACAAGTATCATCACATAATCTTCAACGTAACCCTCCGGCATATATGGATATGAATCCAATTCCGTCTCGCACAAATACCGTTCAGTATCGCAATCAGCCAGAATACATACCGAATCCTGAGCGAGGACCGGCTACCGCCGAATCGTTGGGTGTCCCCCCACCGGCGGGTCCAATCAAAGCTCCTGCGAAGGAATTTTCACAGAATCCCTATATGCAACGGTTGGACGCCGACGGCGACGGGTCGCGTAATATTATACGTGAACTTAAATCGGCGGTGTTTGAAGATAACCGTGAACTTGCGACAGATACGGATAGGTCTCTTACACAACGGCAGTTCCAGGACCGCTGGTTACCTCCCAAGACTGCGGTAGATATTCAGTCGCTACAAGCGTATGAGCTTTTACGACCAAAGCAGGACGACTGGCGCAACAAATAATCAATATACATTATAAGGGTATGCCATCGCCAAAATCTCCATCAAAAGCGCTTGCTATGGCACTTGCGAAGGATCCTATTTATCAGAAAATGTTAAAAGGAAATGTCGCGTGGGGAAACATAGTAGAAGAAAATAATAAACATGTACCACGTAATAAAACACGTAATAATAAATCCCGTCATACATCACCAAAAAATAACGTAACACGAAACAATCATTATAAAATGAATGTGAAAGATGCGGCAGAAATATTAGAGGGATTTAAGGTACCAGACCTCAAATTGCGCAAGGGTATTTGGGAGAATTTCCCTGTCGCCTTAGTGCCACTAAATGACACAAACGGGGTGGATCGTTACGGTGTAGCGTGGCATAATAAAAATTTTAAAGAGTGGCAAAAGACTATGCCGAAGAGTAAAAAAGAGAAAGAAAACTATAAGCATTGGTGCGAAGTGCGCCTACTCCATTCGGTCAGGCAGTATCCTAAACAGTATAAGATATTGCCACCCCGTAATCCGAGCCAACTATTTGTGCTCGAAATGGTATTTAAAAAGTGATAAGCAACAATGCCTATCTGAAGAGTATTTTTGGTGGTATTACCACCATTGATATCATACGGAATACAAGCATAAAGACAAATATGTTGCCGAGCATAAGCTCAAACGACGCCAACGGTACACTAGCATCCTTATGTAATACAATACTTTTCATAATTTCGGACATACTTGGTAGCCCATCCATTTTTTCGTATTTAGTAAACATACACTGTTTATAAACACGTTGGGAAACTATAATGAAAACAAGCAATCCTAAGATGAAGAAGCATTCATGGAAATTTGTAGAAAACAGCGCCCCAAAGATGACCAGGGAGCACAGAAGAAAGTGCCATATACGTATAGCCCAGGCACGTAAAATAATTAGCACCCCCATCCCTTACTTTAGTGTAATGTTTTTTCAACTAAACGATACAACCACTTCGCACTCGTGGATGTTTACTTTCTTCATTGCCGACGTTGTGAGTTCGCAACGCTTCTTGCGGGAGGATTTCGCCACCGGTGGCGTAGCTACTGAAATATCGGACCCCGAACTCGCAGAACCAGCTCCCGCCGACACCGCCGTATCTACACTATTTGTTAGAGATTCAGACGCCCCTACTGATGCGGTGCTGTTTGTGCGGGAATAATGCTCCTTGAGCGTATTATTCATATCCTTCTCAATGGACTCACGATTTGTGAGAACATAGTCATAAATTTCCTTCTCAATGAACCAGCGGAAGAAGTTTAGCTGACCGACGGTTGTTACAAAGGGTGTTTGACCACGCGCTTCAAACTGAATACGTTCACGACGGCAAAAGGGGTCAAAAAGGCGCTTAGAATAGGCATTGAGTTCACGCTTGTAATTAAAGTATACTAGAAAATGACGGTTTTCCTTGGTGAACGATGTATTCATCTTCTTCGCATAATTGGTAACAAAGTAATCTACAAGCCGTAGGCTAATTTCCGATTTGCCCTGTAAAATAGATAGTAATTTCTCTAGATTGCCCGGAATAGTATAAAATTCCTGTAACCATAGAACAACTTGGTCCTGTTTACATAGTACGCGCTTCTGGTTCTTGAAGGTAACGGCACGGCGCTCTAACCCTAAGGGGCTTAGTGAATTCATCAATGTAGAATGGTCTAGGTCAGTCATTGTGTTCTAAGCATAGAAAAAGAACATACATTTTAAACCATAACCAAACGAGGCAAGGTTTAGTCCGTATAAAATCAACAGATGCCTAAGTAGGAAGGGCAGATGTCAGTCACTGTTTATTTGGCGAATCAGGGGTTCACCCTACCCGCAACTGATTTTGATGACCGCCGTCGTGAAGCGTATTTTAAAAATCCAGCGGATGCCAATAATAAATTATTACCGGAGGAGGATAAGATTTTGGTTGCGCTGGGAATCAATAAGGAAAACGCGGCGTGTTTGATGCCGTATTTAGGACGATTTTTCAAAGAGCTACCGAAATGTCAGTCCGATGCGAGTCTTACATTATCAAAAGACTGTGAGATTGTACAGTATGTGCTGTGGGAAACTATGTTGGCGGCAAAGGCACGGAGTCAGCAAATGTACGATGAGAATTTTAAAACGAAGAAGCCTTGGGGTGACATATCGGTCGCCATTAATCAACAGATTATTAACGATCTGAAGCCGAAGCCTGAAGACATAAGTGATATTGACCGTATTTTTACACTTATACTTAAGGCAAATATCCCGGTTGATAATACTGTTGATAACTTGTTTACACTTATTGTTAAAGATGGACCTCCGCCACCACCAGTGCCACCGGCACCACC